AATTTTGCGACGTTGCTTTTTTCTGCACAGTTTCTAGCCCACTCGACAGTCGAGTAGTTCACCCCGTTGATAAGCCGGACCTGTAGATCGTACCGATGCAGGATGCTCTTGGGTGTTGGCCGGCGCTCGAAGAAATACGACGATTCGGCGATCGTAATGTACCCTTGCGGGGTTTCATGGTACTTGATCGGGGGGATGGTAAGCTGATCGATTCGGCGTTTGAGGGCTCGATCGTATTGCCAGCGGTGACGACCTGAGAGGTGAGCTATGACGGTGTTGCGGCTCAGGCCGAGTGTGGATGCAATCTGCTTTTTAGGGTATCCTCGATGAGCTTGGAAGTGGATCTGATAGATGGTCTGGTTGTCGCATCGCATGGTGAGCAACTCCGGGCTAGTATTGCGGTGAGGGAAAAACCATGAACAAGATCGTCGAAACGCTGCAAGAGTCTCAAAGTCTAATCGAATCCTGGGGCGATGTCATCGACGTGACAGAGTTCATGACCGACACGCCGGGGTTCTTTCAGGCAAGCTCCCTCGGCGTTTACACGCAGATTTACGACCGTGCCGATGGGCGATACCGTCCGGTCTACACGAACGAATCAGACCTGAAAATCATCCGGGCTATGAGCTGGTTGCTTGTGGAGCGAGTTCCGATGGCTCAAGCCTGGATCAACAGGCTGCTAGATTACACGATCGGGACTGGTTTCGACTGGACGATCAAGGCCAGCGATAAGCGACTGGAAAAGGCGATCCAAGCCTATGTGCGAGAGACGCTGGACAACTCCAAGTGGTCCTCGGAACTGGAGCGCGAGAGCTACGCCAGGGAGGTTGGGGAGGGGGAATGTCTGATCGAGCACGTTTACGAAAACGGCCAATGCTTGGCGATTGCTTGCGAGGCAGACGAGCTGACCGAACCGGCTAGGAAGAACGAGCTCGAAGACTGGCTCGATATCGATTTCGTTCCGTCCTGGAGCTTCGGTGTTTTGACCCGGGAGAACAGGCCTCAGAATCCGATCGGGTATCACTTCGTTCGAAACGCAACCGGAACGGACTGGGATTACGTGACGGCTGACAGGATATCCCACTGGAAGCGAAACGTTCGGTCGCAAGCCAAGCGAGGGTTCTCAGACTTCTACAAGCCGCACTTGTACTTGCTCAGGGCCGATCGAGTGCTGACCAACACGGCAGAGGGAGCAGCGACCCAAGCGGCGATTGCCTACATCGTCGAGCACAGAGACGGCCAGCAACGGCAGGCAGAAAACATCGTAAAGCGGTTCTCAGCGCCGACAGGTCGAGTCGACCCGATGACCGGGATCATGGAACGCAAACGGAAGATGAAACCAGGGACACGGCTGGACGTTCCCGATGGCCAAACGTACAAGGCCGGTCTGCTGGGTGCGAACAACTCCGGGATCTATATCGAGGTAATGGAGGCCGCTTTAAGGCTTGCCGGCTCGGTTCATGCGTTCGTCGAGGGGATGCTGACTGGATCCTATGCGAACAACAATTTTGCCTCGGCGCTGGTGGCCGAAGGTCCGTTCATGCAGGGGCGGCTTGCCGAGCAGAGCCAACGCAAAGAGCGAATGCGTGAAATGATCCTCAAGATGATTCGCCTGGGGGCCGGTAAGAGGCGATTTGCGACTGTTGGGTATGAATCCTGGGATTCGATCCGGGATGCGATTACCGTCGAAGTAATCCCGTCTAGGATCGTTCCGATGGACCCGCTCAAGACGGCACAAGCTCTTGCGATTCAAAAGCAAAACGGATGGGTATCAGACAAGACCTGTATCAACGAACTCGGGCGCGATATCGACACCGAAACTGCCAACGGACTCAGGATCGGAGGTGCTGAGAATCAACCCGGGGCCGGTGGTCAACCAGGAGCACAAACCAACGAAAACACAGGTGCACCAGTTCCGGATCTTGGAAACGTTTCCAAAATCGAGCAAGAGCAAGGTGGCGAATGGCTCGGGATTACCACGGTTCAATGGCGGCGAAACCGCAAGGCGATCACTGATGTTTTGACCGATTTCGCCAGGGGGAAGCTCAAGCGGAATGTCGCGAAGGTTCTGCTTCGATCGATCGGGATTCCGGACCGTGGAATAGAAACGATCCTCGACGACGCATCGGACGGTCAAATCGATTCGATGCCTCAAATGGAATCTCTGACCGAGGCAGAACGTAAGACCTTGAACAAGCCGTTCCGGACCTCCGGGGGACCGAAGAAGTTTTCGGTCTACGTAAAGAACCAAAAAGGGAATGTCGTAAAGGTCAACTTCGGTGATCCGAAAATGCGGATCAAGCGCGACGACCCTGGAAGCCGACGCAATTTCCGGGCTCGGCACAACTGCGACAGTCCGGGGCCGAAATGGAAGGCTAAATACTGGTCCTGTCGAATGTGGTCGAAGCCAAGCGTAACGAAGATCCTCAAGGAGTCTTTGGAGACCGGCGAAATTGGCTGGGACGGCAGGACGTTTGTTCGGGAGTCCTGGTTGTACCGGCAGAACCCAAGGCTGTTGGAGGTGCGCGACGGAGACGGGGACGGTCTGATCGATGACGGCAAGCCAACACAGCGAGCAGCACCACCGAAGGAAAAGAAGGCTTATGGCAAGAAAGCCCCTGGATTGAAAGACGCCGCTGCGTTGTCGCTTATGAGCTTCTCAGAGCTAGAGACATTTGAGCGAAGCGTTCGTATGAATCGCATAAGGATGAAGCCAGAAGAGTACGCGACTCAGATGAAAGACGTCGCCATGGCTCGATGGCAAAAGCACAAAGAGCACCCGGAGTACGTTCGACTGACTGGCCTGATGCAACGTGCCGCAGCAGGAGAGACGTTTGACGAAGTGCAGGGCTCGGGCAAGAGTGCTTCTGAGTACTTCTCTGATAAGCGAGCAGAGTTCAAAACCAGTGCTGGCGATGATTTTCTAGCGGCAACGCGAGCAAAGCATTTCGCGGAACATGCTCGGGGGATTCGCAACGCGATCAAGGACAAGCGTGAAGTACCGGACGATATCCTGCGTCAGTACGTGCAGTCAGATTGGATGCCGAAAGACATTCGAGATCGGCTACTAGGCGATTCTGCTGGAAAGGATACTTCGGAGAAAACCCCTGAGAAGCAATCTGAAAAGGAGTTGAAAAAGAAAACCCCTGACAAAAAACCAGAAAAAGGAGTAGTGGAAAAGCAGCCTGAAAAGCAGCCTGAAAAGCAGCCTGAGAAAGACATACCAGCACAAAAGGACGATGACGTTAAAATTGGGAAGTCTAGGCCATCTAATAAAAACGCAGAGCAAGACAATTTCTATTATCGAGAGGTCGATAAGTATACGACGAGCGAAAGTCAAACCGAAGCTCGAAGAAGAATGCGTTCTCTAGAAAACGATCCGGGAATAAGCGATCTGTCGAGCAAAATTCAGGAAATGGGTCGCGCTCGACAAGCGGAAGTGCAGAAGTTAGAAATCGTGCGAAATGAGAAGGTTGCAAAAAGGATGAAAGAGCGGTTGGAGCTTGAGGACTCTCTTCAATTGCTGATGGAAAGAAAGGCCCCGGAGAGTGAGGTCGCGGCAAAAAGGGCAGAGTTGAGTGCTTATTTGAACCAGGGTGTGAACTCGTACATGGAGTTCGAAAGTGCAAAACGAAGCCTAAAGGAACAAGACCGGAGCAAGGTTATCGATGCGATTTCTGTTGATGAAAATGAAAGGATAAAACTAACAACGATAACGTCGCTGAAACAAAAAAGCCGCAAGACACTGAAAGACGCAAATGTTTCCTATGAACAGGTTGTCCAGAAGATAGACGAAGCTAGGGAAATTGTCAGAAAGATTACGTCCAAGCGTCCTGGATTGTCGAGCGCTGACATTCAAATAGAAATTGATCCTGGCAATACTAGGGCCTTTTGGGATTGGCGTCGTAAAACGGTTGTTATTGGGCCGACTGCTGGCGTTAGCACTATAGCGCATGAAATCGGGCATGCGCTAGAGGAACAAGAACAAGGTCAGACGCGAAGATCAAAATCGTGGTTAGCCGTCGCGAACGAAGGTTCGGAGGTAAAGGTTATCGGAAGCAACAGGACCAAACTAAAAATGAACTCGGAGGTTTATTACGGAGGCAAATCTTTGCCGGTGCAATCTCAGTACACTCGCAAGCTGTATGATGGTGAATCAACTGAACTGATTGCGCAAGGGTTTTCGAGGCTTATCGACGATCCAGCGGAACTGGTTGCTGATGACGCACACTTTAGATTTTTCATGGGCTGGTTGAAAGGAAAATAGCAGTGCAATTTTTAGTGGAAATAGGCAAAATCGATTCAGCAATATTTGACGAGTCTGGAGCGTTCGAGGCAAGTAGCGAGGAAATGAAATCGCGAGTACATGCACTTCTGGAAGTGTTCGAAAGCAACGAGATGAGCACAGTTGGCCAACAGCTCGCAGCGTTCGTTGCGGAGGCTATGGAAGGCGTTGTGTCTGTGATTGGCTCATCTGAGAAGGATCAGACCGAGCTGTCGGAATCGCTATCCGGTCGGCAAAAAGCAATCCTTGAGGGATGGAAAGATTACCCCTGATGCCTGAGTTCAAGGAGCGGACAACCTACGAAGAGCGCATGACCGACGCGATGAAGGAAGTCTTCGCGGCTGCGCTGGCCGTGGCTGCTGACGGTATCGAAGCGGTCAACGCTGCAATAAAAACAGCATTGAAAAAATACGTTGGGCCGATCCTCGAAGAGATTCAGCGCCGTGTGATAATCATCTTGCTGCTTCTGTTCGGGGACGATGATCGAACGTCCTCGGTACTCGGTGACAAGCCGGACGAGGGGCCGATTGCTGAGGATCTAAGCAAGAAGGCTGCGAAGCGAGCTGGGAAGCAAACCGATGACCTCGGGGACCAAATGGCCGACACGAATCGGTCCTGGTCAAGGGAATGGAACCCGGACGATCAATCGTTCGAGGACTGGGCAAGGGACAGGCTGTTCCCTCCGTCGCGTGCCGAGACCGTAGCGATCACGGAAACGACCACGGCGATATCACTCGGGGAACGGGATGTGATCGACACGATCGAGGATCTAGGGGTCGAGATCGATGCTCTGTGGTTCACGAAGCGCGACGAGCTAGTTTGTCCGGTCTGCGGTCCGCTTCACAATCAATCGAAGAGCCAATGGGAAGATGATTTCCCGGTCGGGCCACCTGCGCACCCTCGATGCCGGTGCTTCCTTGTCTACTATGCTAGGTGAGCAGTGTCAGCGTAGAATTTTGCATTATGAGCAAATTTTTACGCGAATCTCAAAGCGGTATTGAACGAGTCGACACTCAGGCCGGAATCATCTACGGCGTGAAGGTACTGGGGCCTCGGTCTCGGAACGGTCGCGTCTATGAGGACTCAGCGATCCGCAAAGCACTCCCGCTCTACGAGGGGGTGACGGTCAATATCAACCACGTTCGACCTGACCCAAAAACCGGCGCGCATGTCGAGAGGCCAATGCAAGACCGCTGGGGCGTGCTTCGCAACGTCCGGTACGTCGAGGGGAGCATCTACGCCGACTTGCACTACATCAAGAGCCACCCAATGACGAAGCAGCTTGTTGAGGCTGCACAGCGATTCCCGGAAATCTTCGGGCTGTCCCATGATGCAGGTGGGGATGAGCAAATCATCGACGGCGAACGTCGAGTGGTTGAAATGTACGAGGTCAAGTCGGTCGATGTGGTTGCCGATCCAGCGACGAACAAAGGGCTATTCGAGAGCTACCAACCGGCTGGAAGCCCCATGAAATCACGGATGAAAAGACGAGCCAAGAGAATGGCTGAGATGGAAGTCAAGAGCGATATTCTGGACCCTGTTGCTATGCGAATGCGACAGAAGGCAAAGCGCATGAAGGCTATGTCTGAGCGCTGCGATCAAAAATACTCGCGTTAAGTTTTCTGGTGAGCATTTCCACGGTAGGGTATAGCAAATCACAGGTCGGGCAAGTCCAAGAGCCAAACACTTCGGAGTGAATCCAAATGAAAAAAACCTTCCGTCAAATCGTTGAATCCTGCAAGCCTGCACAGTGTCCTCAGATGGAAGTTGTCGAGTGCTTGCAAGAAGCGATGGACCAGTATCCGATGCTCGGTGAAATGGAAATGAAGCCCGAAGAGAAGCCAATGGGCGAAGGCATGAAAAAGCCGATGGAAGAAGGCTACGGCGAGGACATGGATCCGGTCGACGGGATCAAGAGCGCGTTCAAGGCCGCGATGATGCAGGTGCTTGACGATGATTCGTTGGACACCGCAGGAAAGCTTGCCAAACTGAAATTGATGCTGGCGGTGAGCGACAAAGCGTCTGAGGCGATGGGCAGCGGTTCAATGGGCTCAGGCTCGACCGATGACGCAATGGACTCAGCGATGGAAGAATC